CCGCCGCATCGTCACCGAGGGCGCCGCCGAGGGCCGCTGGAACACCGCCCTCACCCCCTACCTGCGCGAGCCGATGGAGAAGTTTACCCTCTCCAACCCCGCCCGCCGGGTCACCATCATGGGCAGCGCCCAGGTCGGAAAGACGCAGGTCGGCCTCAACTTCCTCGGCCAGGTGCTCGAGGAGACACCCACCAAGGTCCTGGTGGTGCTGCCCAGCCTGAACGCCGCGCGGATGTATAACCGCGACAAGCTCGACCCGATGCTCCAGGCCGAGGGCCTGCGCGAGACGGTCGCCGACATCACCAGCCGCGACGGCACCGGCTCCACCACCACCGTCAAGCGCGGCGCCCGCGGCGCCCAGGTGGAGATCGTCACCGCCAGCAGCTCGAAGGATCTGCAGAGCCGCACCGTCCGCGCCCTGCTCTGCGAGGAGGTCACCGAATACCCGCGCGACGTGGACAAGCGCGGCGACCCCGTCGATATCGCCTATGCCCGCACCCTGGCCTGGCGCAAGCGCGGCGAGAAGGTGGGCTTCATCTCCACCCCCGGCATCAAGGGCGACTGCCGGATCACCAGGTTCTACGAGGAAGGCTCGCGCGCGAAGTTCCACGTCCCGTGCCCGCATTGCGGCCACATACAGGAGCTCGTCTTCGCCAACCTCGCCTGGCCTGCCGACCGCCCCGAATCGGCCGCCTATCTCTGCGCCGGCGACGGCTGCGGTGCGCTGATCGAGGAACGCCACAAGCCGGCCCTGCTCGCTGCCGGCGACTGGGTGCACGAGCGCCCCGAGCTCGCCGCCCGCACGCCCAGCTACCACATCAACGCCCTCTATTCCCCGTTCATGCCCTGGGCGGAGATCGCCCGCGAGCAGATCGCCGCCACTGCCAACCCCACCAAGGCCAAGGCCTTCAGCCAGCAGCTGAAGGGCGAGCCCTGGGACGAAGCCTTCGACCTGCCGAAAGCCGACATCCTCCTCCTCCGGCGCGACCGCTGGCAGCCCGGCCAGGTGCCGCCCCAGGTGCTGTTCCTGATCGGCGCCACCGATGTGCAGGGCGATCGCCTGGTCTGGGCCGTCTGGGGCTTCGACCGCCACTTCGGCATGTGGCTGATCGACACCGGCATCATCGAGGGTGACCCGACGCTGCCCCAGGCCTGGCAGGAGCACGACACCCTGCTCTCCCGCCGCTGGACCGATGCCTGGGGCAAGCCCCGCGCCCCCGAGAGCTGGGGCATCGACTCGGGCTACCTGTCGAGCCACGTCTACGCCTACGCCCGCCGCCACGCCGCCCGCGCCGAGCCCCGCATCCGCGCCCTCGACGGCCGCGACAAGTGGAAGCTCCCGCCGCTCGGCACGCCGAAGATGGTGGACGTGGACTGGCAGGGAAAGAAGATCGGCAGCGTCGCGCTCTGGCCCGTCGGCACTTGGGACATGAAGTCCGAGCTCGCCGGCGCGCTGCGCCTCACCGAGCAGGGCCCCGGCCCCGATGGCTGGCCCGCCGGCGCCGTCCGCTTCAACGAGACGATCGACCGCGCCTGGCTCGACGAGCTGCTCGCCGAATACTGCGCCGAGGATCCCCGCACCGGCGCGCGGAAATGGGTGAAGATCACCGCCCGTAACGAAGCCTGGGACCTCGCCGTCTACTGCCGCGCCCAGGCCAGACACGAGACGATGCAGTTCGATGAGGCGCGCTGGAACCGCCTCGCCGCCGAGCGCCTCGGCCCGCCCGCCGACGTGCAACCCGACCTGGCCACCCTCTGGGCGCCCGACCTCCACGCGGTGACGGCCGAGCCCCCGGCGCCGCCGAAGCCGGAGGCGCCGCACACCCCGCCCGCCGCCTTCATCCCTCGTCGCACGGGCTGGATCCCGCGCGGCGGCACCTGGCTCCGCTGAGGAACCCCGATGGCCTGGACCAGCTCCGACGCCGACACCCTGCGCGCCGCCATCGCGTCCGGCGCCAAGCTGGTGCAGTACGCCGACGGCCGCCGTGTCGAGTACCAGACCATCAAGGAAATGATCGCCGCCATCGCCACGATCGAGGCCGCGATCGCCGCTGCCACGCCCACCTCGCCGTCGCGGATGTCCCGCGTCGTGCACCACCGGGTCTAGACATGCGGGTGCTCGACTCCCTCGGCCGTGCGCTTGACCTGGCCATCGCGCCCTTCGCGCCGGCTGCCGCCCTGCGCCGCGCCCAGGCCCGCGCCGCGTTCCTGCACGTCCGCGCCTACGAAGGCGCGCAGAAGAACCGCCGCACGCAGGGCTGGCGCGCCGGCACCACCGGGCCCGTCGGCGAGGTCCGCGCCGGCCGCTCCGTCCTGCGGGACCGCTCGCGCGACCTGGTGCGCAACAACGCGTGGATCGCGAACGCCGTCTCGATGAAGGTCGCCAACCAGGTCGGCACCGGGATCCGCGCCCGCGCCGCCACCGGCAACAAGGAACTCGACAAGCGGATCGACGCGCTGTTCGCCGAATGGTCGCAGGCCTGCGCGCCGGAGAGCGGCGGCGACCTGTTCAGCCTCCAGGCCCTCGCCGCCCGCACCCGCTGCGAATCGGGCGAGGGGCTGGTGATCCTCGACCGCACCGGCGGCCTCACCCCGGCCGGTGTGCCGCTCGCCCTGCAGGTGCTGGAGCCCGACTGGATCGCCGACGACATGGCGGGCACGGCCGGCGCCCGCAACGGCTGGCGCGACGGCATCCGCTTCGACGACGCCGGCCTGCGCTCCGCCTATCGCCTGTGGCAGTCCAACCCGGCCGAATCCGGCATCCTGTTCGCCCGCCGGGCGGCGCGCGAGGTCCCCGCCGGCGACGTGATCCACCTGTTCCGCCAGGACCGCCCCGGCCAGATCCGCGGCGTGCCTGACGTGGCCAGCGCCATGATGCGCATCCGCGACCTCGACGACTACCACGACGCCGCGCTGATGCTGGCCAAGGTGCAGGCGCTGCTCGGCGTCTTCGTCACCAGCGCCGGCGGCCCGGCCGACTCCAGCCTCGGCCAGCCCAGCACCGGGGCAAGCGGCGAGCGGCTGGAAGATCTGGCACCCGGCATGCTCGCCTATCTCCGGCCGGGCGAGGACGTGAAATTCCTCGCCCCCGAGCCCGGCGGGCCGTTCGCCGAGTACACCAGGATCGCGCTGCACCTGATCGCGGCCGGGCTGGAGACCACCTATCACGAGCTCACCGGCGACCTGTCGGACGCGAACTATTCCAGCCTCCGCGCCGGCAAGATCGCGGTCCGCCGCCTGCTGGAACAGCACCAGTGGCTGGTGCTCATTCCTCGCCTCTGCCGCCCGATCTGGAACGCCTTCATCGCCCAGGCGATCCTCGCCGGCCGGCTGCCGGGCACCGCCGCCAACGCGCCCGCGAAATGGACCCCGCCGCGCTTCGAGATGGTCGATCCGAGCCGCGACACCGAGGCGCTGAAATCCCAGGTCCGCGCCGGCCTGCTGACCTGGCCGGAAGCCGTGGCCGAGCAGGGCTACGACCCGGAAGAGCAGCTCGCCGAGATCAAGGCCTGGAACGCGAAGCTCACCGACGCCGGCGTCGTGCTCGACATCGATCCGCGGCTCACCACGGGCGTCGGCGGCCCGGTCAACCCGGCTGCGACCTCGGCCGTAGCCCTCAAAGGAGACTGACATGCAGCGTTTCCATCTCGACGAGGCGCAGCGCCACCTGGCCGGCCTGGCCGAGCGCACGCCCCAGCAGAAGGACCACACCGACCGCGTGATGCGGGCGGCGCAGGTGCTGGCCGCCGAGATCGATGCGCTGCGCGGTCAGCGGCACGGCGAAGCCGATGAGGCCGAGCTGGTGCCGCTTGCAGGCGTGGACGGCGATCCCGACGAGATCGAGGCCGCGCTGCTCAGCCTCGATGACGCTGTCGCCGCAACGTTCAAGGCGATCGTCCCGGCCGCCTGACATAGCGGCGCCCTTTCCCCAGCACGAGGCAACCGCCATGCCCGACGACATCGCCACCCGCCCCGCCGATCGGGGCTTCGCCCGCGCGCAGCTCGCACCCAGCACCTGGAACGGCGCCGAGCGCACCATCGACGTTGTCTGGACCACGGGCGCCGACGTGCAGCGTGCCGACTGGTGGACCGGGGCGCGCTGGATCGAGCGGCTGCTCGTCACCCCGGAGGCGATCGACCTGTCGCGCCTCAATGCCAGCGCCCCCGTGCTCAACACGCACAGCACCTGGGACCTGGCCGACCAGATCGGCGTGGTGCTGTCCGCCAGCATCGAGGGCGGGCAGGGCCGCGCCACCATCAAGCTGTCCGACCGCGAGGAGATCGCCGGCATCGTCCGCGACATCGGCGCCGGCATCATCCGCAACATCTCGGTCGGCTACCGGGTGGACCAGTGGGAGGTGAAGGAAGCCACCGCCACCTCCGGCGAGATCCGCACCGCCAAGCGCTGGACGCCGATGGAGCTGTCCTTCGTTCCCGTCCCCGCCGATGCCGGCGCGCAGTCCCGCGCCGAGCTGTCTCCGCCTTCCCCCGCTCAACCCGCGGCACGCGCCGCCCAGCAGGAGCCGACCATGGATCCGCAGACCCCGGGCGCGCAGCCCGCCCCCCTCGACGAAGCGGCCATCCGCGCCGCCGCCACCCAGGCGGAACGCGCGCGCGTTGCCGAGCTCGGCGTCATCGCCCGCCAGGCGGGCCTGCCCGACGAAACCCTGGCCCGCATGGTGACGGACGGCATCAGCCTCGACGCCGCCCGCACCGAGGCGCTGGCCTTTGTGGCTTCCCGCGCCACGCCGCGCGTGTCGCCCGACGCGAACAGGGATCGCCAGGACGCCGACGAGACCGAGGTGCGGCTGCTGCGCAATGCGCTGGAGCATCGCGCCAACCTGGCCGGCACCACGCTGGAGCAGGGCGCCCGCCAGTTCCGCGGCTACCGCCTGGTGGACTTCGCCCGGCACAGCATCGAGCGGGCCGGCGGCTCGCATCGCGGTCTGACGGCCGCCGAGACCTTCCAACGCGCCTTCCAGCTGTCGCGGCGCAACCAGCTCACCCGCGACGGCGGCTACCACGCCACCGGCGACTTCCCGGACCTGCTGGCCAACACCGCCAGCAAGGCGCTGCGCCAGAGCTACGATTCGGCGCCGCGCACCTTCGTCCGCTGGGCCAACCGGGTCACCCTGCCCGACTTCAAGTCCTTCAAGCAGGTCGCGCTCGGCGGCACCTCGGCGCTGTCGCTGATCACCGAGGGCGGCGAGGTCACCTTCGGCACGCTCGACGACAACGCGGAGACCTGGAACCTGGCCCGTTACGGCAAGGCGCTGGCGATCACCTATGTCGCCCTGGTCAACGACGACATGTCGGGCTTCACCCGCGTGCCGGCCATGTTCGCCCAGGCCGCGGCCCGGCTGGAAAGCACCACCGTCTATGCCATCCTGACCGCCAACGGGAACATGGCGGACGGCAACGCGCTGATCTCGGCCGCCCACGCCAACACCACCACCGGCGCGCTCACGGCCGACGCGACGGGCGTCACCAATGTCGGCAAGGTGGCGGCGCTGCTGCGGGTGCAGACGGCCCCCAACGGCGACATCCTCGGCCTGATGCCGCGCTTCCTGGTGGTGCCGGCCGCGAAGGAGACGATCGCCAACCAGCTCTTCGCCGCGGCTGGCGTGGTGAACACATTGGGCGCGGTGAACCCGTACCGCGCGACGATGGAAGTGGTGGTGGAGCCGCGGCTCGATGCCACGTCGGCCGTCGCCTTCTACGGCATCGCCGACCCGGCGGCGATCGACACGGTGCACTACGGCTACCTGGAGGGCGAGGAAGGCCCGGTGATCTCCAGCGACATCGAATTCAGCACCGACGGCATGGCGACGAAGGTGATGCACAATTTCGGTGCCGCCGCGATTGACTGGCGCGGCATCGCCTACAGCACCGGGTCCTGACCGGCCCGCCGCTCCGCCAGCGGGCGGGCCTCGGCCCGCCTGACCTCCGCAACCACCAGGCGGCGCCTCGCCGCAGCTCCAAGGGGTCCCTCCGATGTCCACCAACTACGTCCAGCCGGGCGACAACCTCACCGTTGTCGCCCCCTTCGCCGTCGTCCGCGGCCGGTTCATCGTGGTCAACGCCACCACCGGCATGGGCGGCGTGGCGCTCGACAACGCCGCCAGCGCGGCGAACGTCGTGCTCGCCACCGAGGGCGTCTTCACCTTCGACAAGGCCAGCGGCGCCAGCACCTCCGCGCTCGCCGGCGGCTTCGCCTACTGGGACAACACGAATTCCCAGGTCACCATCAGCGCATCCAGCAACACGAAGATCGGCACCTTCGTGGCGGCGCTGGCGAACGCCGCCGTCTCGGGCACGGTCCGGCTCAACGGCGCCTGGTAGCCGCGCCATGCCGGTGAAGCCTGGCGCCCCCGCGATCGCGGCCTCCACCGAGGTCGCGGGGATCATGATCGGCGCGCCGATGTACGGCGGCGTCTGCTTCGACGCCTTCCTGCTCGGCGTCTGGGATCTGCAGCACGAGTGCCACCGGCTCGGCATCACGCTCGGCCTGTGCACCATCCGCAACGAGTCGCTGATCCCGCGCGCGCGGAACCGCATCCTCTGCGACTTCATGGAAAGCGGCTGCTCGCACCTGATCATGATCGACGCCGACATCGGCTTCGCCGCGCGGGACGTGCTGCGCCTGGTCGCCCACGACAAGCCGCTGATCGGCGGCACCTATGCGAAGAAGGACCGCACCCGCTACGCGCCCGCCTTCGTGCCGCTGCCAGGCCCCGTCTTCCAGCGCGAGGATGATGGCCTGGTGGAGGTCGAATGCCTCCCCGGCGGCTTCATGTGCATGCGCCGCGACGTGGTGGAGCGGATGCGCGAGGGCTTCCCCGAGCCCTGGTACTGGGACCAGCACGGCCAGCGCCGCCAGGTGCACGACCTGTTCGGCACCTTCACCGACCTGGAGACGCGGCAGTACTGGAGCGAGGACTATGCCTTCTGCCGCCGCTGGCGCCAGCTCGGCGGCCAGGTGTGGCTCGATCCCTACATCATGCTCGGGCACAACGGCACCACCACCTTCGACAGCGACCCCACCGTGGTGCTGGGCGAATTTGCTCCCGCCGCCCCCGTGATGGCCGGCCCCGTGCTGGAGCCGGGTGGGAGCCTTGACATCGCCGGCCAGCCGGAAATCCCGTGGGAGCATGTCAAGCAGGCCATGGGCCCCGCCAGCTACGGCACCGCCTCCGCCCAGCCGGACGGCGCCATCCTGCCCACGCCGCCCGCCCTGGCAGGGCTCCAGGCCGTCGCATGAGCGTCTTCGACCTGGCCCTCGCCACGCTGCACGCGGACCATAACACCTCGCTCCCGGCCCGCTGGCGGCGGGGCGGGCAGGGGGCGTGGACGGAGCTGCGCGCCATCCGCGTCGTCGAGGACGCCACCGCCGACGCCTTCGGGGCGAAGGTCAAGACACGCGACGACACCTTCCAGCTCCGCGTCGCCGATGCCGGGGAAGTCGGCCAGAACGACGTGCTGGAGCTGCTCGACGCCGACGGCAATCCCACCGCACGCCTGGTGATCACCGGCGCGCACAAGGATGTCGAGGGCCTCACCTGGATCGTCACCGGCACGAGGCGCATGTGAGCGCCCGCGAAACCGCCGTCGCCGCGCTGGCCGAGCTGCTGCGCCAGACCGGCGCCACCGTCTGGCGCGACACCGACCGCGAGCTCGCCATCCCGCCCGACGGGCTGATCATCGTCACCGAGGGCGATTCCGCCGAGACCCCGCTGCTCTCCCCGATGCGCTGGGAAATCGACCAGGCCTGCGACATCCAGGCCATCGTCACCGCCGCCGACGAATACGCCCGCGACGCCGCCCTGAACGCGCTGCTCTCCCGCATCGCCGCCCTCATCGTCGCCGACCGCACCCTCGCCGGCGCCGTCCAGTGGGCCGAGCCCGGCAGCCCCAGCTTCAACGCGCTCGAAGCCGACGGCGCGGCCAAGGTCGCCCGCTTCTCCATCACCCTGTCCTTCGTCGCCGAAGGCACTGTCCTGTCCTAGGAGGCCACCACCATGGCGCTTGCAGCCCGCGGCCGCGGCACGTCGTTCCAGCTCCTCGGCAAGGCCGAGACCACCATCGGCACTGCCCCATCGGGGAACTGGGCGAAGCTGCCGGTGCGCAGCTTCGATCTCAATGCCGTCCGGCCGCTGGTCGACGACTTCGTCGTTTCGCAGGGTATCGGCCGCTCGCCGCCGGCGGCGTTCTACGATGCGGCCAGCTTCAAGGGCAGCGTGACCTTCCCGCTCGACACCGGGAACATCGATACCTGGGCCACGCTGCTGTTCGGCGCCGTCGTCACCACCGGCACCACCACCGACACGTACACCGCCGGCGGCACGCCCGTGTCCATGTCGTTGGAAAAGGGCTTCACCGACCTGGCCGACTACTACGCCTTCGCCGGCGTGCACGGGAACGGCTTCACGCTGGAATTCAGCCCCACCGGCCCCGGTGGCATGACGATCCCGCTGATGGCGCTGTCCGGCGCCGCGAAGTCCGGCTCCAGCATCGGCGGCACCCCCACCACCGCCACCTATGCGCCCATCCGCAACAACGCCGCCCAGTTCAAGATCAACGGCACCGAGGTGGGCAACATCACCGGCGGCTCCATCCAGGTCGATCTCGGCCTCGACGAGATCCGCACCGTCCGCAGCTCCGGCACCGGCGGCGAGCCGGTCGGCTTCGATGGCGGCATCATGTCCGGCGGCGGCAACCTGACGCTGCGGATGGACGACAGCACCTATGACGACTACGCGATCGCCGGCACCGCCAAGTCGATCGATATCGCCTTCGCCATCACCGGCGGCTTCGCGCTGACCTTCACCTATCCCAGCGTGCTGTTCGAGCGCGCCTCGATCCCGGTCAGCGGCCCCGGTGGCGTCGAGCAGCGCGTGTCCTTCAAGGCATACGGCGCCAGCTCGTCGACCTTCTTCAAGATGACCCGAACGCGGTGACGGGGGCGCACCGATGTTCGACCTGGACTTCCCCACCGATCCCTACTGGCTGGACCTGCCGGGCAACGTCAGGGTCAAGGTCCGGCCGCTGACATACGAGGTCGCCGCCGCGGCACAGTCGCATGCCAACCGCACGCTCGCCCGGCTGCGTGAGGAGCACGACGCCCGCACCGCCGACGGCGCCCCCACCGACGACCTGCCGGACATCACCAACGAGGACGTGCGGGCGGGCCTGGTGGCGCAGATCATGGCCGGCGGGCTCGCCCGATTCGGCATCATCGCCTGGGAGGGCATCGCCTGGCGCGGCGGGCCCGCGGATATCACGCCGGAGACGCTGGAGCGGTTTGCCAGGGCCTTCGGCGGGTCCTTCGTCCAGGCGTATGACCGGCCGCTGGAAAGGCTCGCCGACGAGGGAAACGCATCCGCGACCGCGCCCGCTGGCAGTTCGGGCCCGGCCGCGAATACTGCAGAAGCTGCACCCCCGGCGACCTCGGCTGCGCCACCGAGTGCCCAGGCGTAGTCAACCAGCCCCACACGGCACAGGGCTGGACGGCCTGGACCGCGGCGGAGGTGTGCGTCCGGGGTGGCATGGCGGCGCCGGAGATCGACATGGGTGCCGCGATTGCGCTGTGCGCAGCCCGCGGCGTCTTCCCCGACATCGCCTCCAGGCTGCTCGGCGAGTTCCTGGTCGGCATGGTGGAAGGCAACCGCGCCCGCGCCGAGGCCGAAACCGCGCAGCAGCCCGAAGGAAGCTGACCGAGGATGAAGCTGCGGTTCGCCCTGAGCGGCACGCCCCCGTCGCAGCAGCTCGACCGCATGGGCCGCAACCTCGCCAAGGCGGTCACCATCGCCGTCACCGCCGCGGCCGAGGGCACTAAGATAGATCTGCGCAAGCAGCTGATTGCTGGCGGCAGCCAGAAGATGGCGAAGCTGTCCGGGGCGATCAGGTCGAAGGTCTTCCCGAACCCTCCCCGCTACTCGCCCCAGGCCGCGGCCGAGGTCTACGCGCAGGGAAAGGAGGCGGAGCGCTACTTCTCCGCCTTCTCCAAGGGCCCGCTCATCCTGCCCAACAAGACGAATGCGCTGGCCATTCCGCTGCACAACTACCGCGACCTCAATGGCCGCCTGCTTGGTCCCCAATCGAGCTTCTTCGCCGGCCGTCTGACTTTCATCCCCATCAAGAAGCGCGGCAGCGTCCGCGGCGTGCTGGCGATGAAGGGGGCGGGCCGCGCCAGCCAGATTCGCCGCCAGCGCAACGCCAAGACGCGCCGCCCCTTCCGCGACCTGGCCGGCGAGACCGAGGTGGTGGTGTTCCTGCTCGTCTCCTCCGCCCGGCTGCCCCGCCTTCTCACGCCCGAGGCTACGGCACGGAAGTGGGCGGCCGAGATACCCGCCCTCATCGAACGCGCTCTCGTCCAGCTGGAGCCCAGCTAATGGCCGGCGATTTCAACTTCCGCGTGCGCATGGGCGTCGACGACGCCGAGCAGATGATGGCCACGTTCCGCGCTGCCGCCGCCGGCAGCAAGGAAATGGAGGTCGCCTTCGCGCGCCTCGTGCAGGCCAGCCCACAGCTCGCCAGCGCCATGGACGGGGTCAAGCGCAAGGCCGAGGAAACCGCCGCCGCGATGCAGGCGAAGGGCAACTCCACGGCCGCAGCCAGTGCCCAGCTGCGCAACCTGTCGATCCAGGCATCGCAGACCATCTCCTCGCTGGCCGGCGGGCAGCCGGTGATGCAGGTGCTGATCCAGCAGGGCCACCAGGTGGCCGACTCGATGCTGGCGAGCGGCCAGGGCTTCAACGGGCTTGGCGCCGCCGCCAGGTCCGCCTTCACCGCGATGGGCGGCTGGACCACTCTCATCGGCACTGCGGTCGCCGGCGCCGTGCTGGCCCTTGGCGCCGCGGCGGAGTCGGCCGAGCGTCGACTGCACTCGATCCAGAACACACTGCGCAGCACCCGCGGGGACTATACCGACCTGGCGGTCACGGTGGAGAAGGTGGCCAAGACACTGGCCGCCACCACCAACCTGGGCTCCGGCGAGGCGCGGGATGCCGCCACCATCATCGGCGGCTCCCCCGCTTTCCGCGGCACCGCCAAGGATCTCGGCGACCTGATCCTGGTGGCGAAGGACATGGCCACCGTCTTCGGCACGGACCTGCCGGCAGCCGCTCGCGAGATGGCCGCTGCGATGGCCGATCCGGCGGCGGAGGCCCGCAAGCTGGCCGACAGCGGCTTCCGCACGATGTCGGAGCAGCTCGCCCAGTCGATCAAGCTGCAGCAGGAGGCCGGCGACCGCGCCGGCGCCTTCGCCCGCGTGCTGGGCTCCCTGCGCGCCGCGACTCAGGCTGCCAACGACAACCTGACACCGCTGCAAAAGGCGATGAATGACCTGTCGAAGTCGTTCACCGCCACAGGCAACGACGGCAAGAGCCTTGCCGAATCGCTTGGAAAGTTCGTCACCGACGCGGCCGCCGCGGCGATCAACGGCATCAACGGCCTGGTGACGGCTATCGAAAAGTTGCGTCAGTCGGCGGCGCAGGGTGACCCCGTCTCGAAAGGGGCTGTGAATGGCCTGCTGATGGGAGTTCCTGGCATCGGCCCGGCCCTGTCGCTGATGTATAACATGTCCGGAGGGACATCGGGCGGTTCCGGCGGCGGCGGGCAGGATCCAACCTGGTTCGCGCAAAGCATGGTCGGCGTGGGGCGGAACGAGATCGGGTCGTTTCTGCGCTCCGGTGGCGTGAACCTCGACGCGGCGATGGATGCCTGGTGCGCGGCATTCGTCAATGCGTCATTGGCGCGCGCCGGGATCCAGGGCACCGGCTCCAATATGGCGGCTTCCTTCGCCAACTGGGGCGTGTCGGCGAGCAGCGTCCAGCGCAACGACATCCTGCTGCAGCTTCAGAGCGGGCAAAGCCATGTAGGAATCGCCACCGGGCAGACCCGCATGGGGCCGGGTGGCCAGCTCCAGTATGAGATGGTTTCCGGCAACTACGGCGGGCGCGTTGCGCAGAGCTGGGAAGATGCGTCCAGCGTTGCCATCCGCCGCGCCGGAGCGGCCGCGGCTGGCGGTGCTGGTGTCATGTACGGGCCCCCGGCGCCGCCGGATACGCGCAATTCCATTCTCGACCAGGCGATGGCCGCCTACCGGTCCAGTGGGGTGCTCTCGACGCAGATCGACAGCAACCTTTCACTGCAACGGAACCTCCAGTCCGGCCTCGATGAAGCTACTCGCACCGGCAACACCGACGCCATCAGGCAGCTTTCCGAGGCGCTGGCGAAGGCGAAGGGCGAATATACCGACCTCATCACCGAGCAGGAGAAGATGGCGCGGTCGGCCCGCGACGGCGTCGAGCCCCTGAACGCCCAGGTGGGCGCGCTGCGCGAGATGGCGAAGATCGAGCAGCAATTCGCCGTCGCGGCGCGCGCCAGCGGCCGGCCGGTCGATCAGGGCGCCCTGACCACCGCCAAGGCTGCGCGGATGCGCGAGCTGGCCGTAGAGTTCAGCGATGTCGTCGCCGAGACCGACCGTGCCACGGCTGCGACCGAAGCGATCATGCGCGCCTACGATGGCACGCAAGGCTCGATCGACCGGGCGACCAACTACCAGCGAGCCTACAATCAAGCACTGAAGGACTTCATTCCGGGCAGCGAGGCGTTCACCCAGGCCGTGGACACCTATTCCGCTGCCCTCGACCGCGGCACGCTGGCGGCGAACCGATTCAACCTGCAGCGCAACTCGGTGGCGGAGGCGGGCAGCGCGCTGACCGGCGTCGTGGACCAGGTCGGCGGGGCCTTCACCAACGCCTTCGCACAGAGCGGGTCGGCGGCGCTCAAGTGGCAGAACATCATGACATCGGTGGCCTCGGCGGTGTCGCAGGCGCTGCTGAAGATGGCCGTGCTCAACCCGCTCCTGAACGCGCTGGACGGCGGCAACCGTGGGACCCTTTCCGGGCTGTTCGATGTCGCGTCGAAGGGCGAAGGTGGCGGCCTCCTGGGCAGTTTCGGCAGCTGGATCGGGGGTCTGTTCGGCGGTGGCAGCTTCGGATCGAGTTGGACCGGCATCGGCATCACGCCGTTTGCGCAGGGCGGCATCATGACCGCGCGCGGCCCTCTTCCGCTGCACCGCTACGCCGGCGGCGGCATCGCCAACAGCCCGCAGTTCGCGATGTTCGGTGAAGGCAGCACGCCGGAGGCCTATGTGCCGCTGCCCGATGGCCGGCAGATCCCGGTGGCGATGAAGGGCGGCGGGGGTGGCCACTACGCCCCCACCATCAACGTCAGCGTCGCGAACAGCAACGCCAGCCCGCAGCAGATTGCCGCCACCGTGGAGCTGGCCGTGCGCCGCAGCCAGGCCGAGTTCATCGCGCAGATCAACCGCGGCGGCGCCTTCGCCAAGGCCGTCGGGCGCCGGAGGTAAG